AGCCATACTTTGCCGTCCCTTTGCGAATAGAGTAGCCTAAATAATTACTGCAGGCATCAATAGCCATAGAGATAAGTCCCGAAATGTAAGTATCATCTGAGGAACTTGTAACCCTTAAATGGGTTTTTGCATCTGCCAAACTGAGGTAATCAGTGGCGGCATTTGCGAAGGCGGTATATCTACGGCTAACAAACATTTTATTCGGCGTCTAGTTCGGTTTCAGGATTCACTGGTTTTGCCTTCTTTTTGGTTGGCGTCAATACTGCAATCTCTTCAGCAACCCCGCCCTCGATTAAGAGCATGGCCTGCTTAGTTTCAATAATTACCTCATCGCCTACGTTGTAGGAAAGGTTAAATTTTCCTGTAGGGTTTGCTACAAATCTCACTTTCATATTGGCCCAGGGGCGATGCAGTCAAGATCACCCCCGGCACTTGGAACTTTAACGCCCCCAAGCGGGCAGATTATTAGGCAAGGATATCCTTGCAGACTGCGAAGGCAGTAGGCTGCAACAATTCCACATCCAAATAAGAATTCAATACAACGTTGGTCAAGCCAGCAGTTGCACCAGAATAAGGGTCAACTGTCAACTCCATACCGCCCCATGAAGCGATAGCCATTTTGCTGAAATCTCCGAAGATCATCGCAGACAAGTTAGAGCTAGTGCCCTTAGTCAAGTTGCTAGGTACCAAAGTTGAAGTGGCTACAGGGTAACCGTTCAAATCGAATCCGCCAGCAGGCCAAATAAAGTTACCTTCTACACCTGAAGCTTGGCGGGCAGTTGTTTGCAACTTAGCCTTTACGCTTGGGTTAGTCAAGTAAGCAACACCATCACCGTTTGCATTTTCTACAGCCTTCATCAAATTAACAACGTCAGCCCATACTGGAGCGATACCGTTTGCGTTTGTGCTGTTAGAAGTTGCGCCACCTGCGAAAGTTACGTTAACGCCAGAGTTTCCGATAATACCGATAGGCTCGTTAGTTCCACCACCTTTGATAGCAGCAGTTTCCAAAGATTGAGCCATAGCATTCAACAACCAGTTGCGCACATAAGCGTCGATTGAGTTGCTAGACTGCAACATCAACTGATTAGAAACCTGAATGTAAGCAGCCAAACGCTTAGGGCTAAAAGTTACTTTAGAGAAAGCGGGGCTTTTTTCAGTAGCTGAACCGTTTTCAGTATTCCATCCAGCAGAAGGCAAAGTGCTTGCAGTTGGCATGTCTAAGTTACCAACCAATCCGCTCAACTGCTGCACGCCCAAACCGCGCAATACAGTCTTAGGAAGCAATACGTCGATGATAGAACCAACAGAAGTTTGAACGTTTACACCACCCTCAGAACCAGAAGTTCCACCAGTAGCAGACATATCACGCTTAAATACTTCAGAAGGGATTTTGATAGAGTGAGCGCTTACGCTTACACCAGAACGTTGGAACTCATCGCCACCCATTGCAGAAAATTCACCTTCAACACCTTCACGACGGCCAGTGATAGCCATGTTCATAGCGCGCTTAAATGAATACTCGTTAGCCATGTTAGCCTTTTCTTTTTCCTCGCTACGGCTAGCAACGTGGCCAGCGGCTTGAGCTGCAAGATTCTGCAACTTCTCCAAGGTTTCAACCTCAGCTTTGATCGCGCCCAAACGAGCCTCGATTTCGCTTAAGCGATTGGTTTCTGAATCAGCCATAGATCTGGCTTCTTTTTCGATTGTGGTTTGCAAGGTAGACAATTCGCCGAGCAAACGTCCACGCTCTTCTTTCAATGCTTTAATTTTATTCATGATTTTGTTTTTTGTTTAAAGGTTTTTGTATCTCAATAAAGCCAATTTAATAACATCGGCAGAGGCTTGGCTTCTTTTTGCCTCTTCGATTTCTTGTTCCTGATCACGCATAGCAACAATGCTACGGGCGTCGGCTTCGGTATCTGCGTAGGCGGGATAAGTAACAGGGCTCACGTCGTACAAATCCTCGATAACTTTGATTGTGCGCTTGCCCATAGATCCATATTTTTCAGACTCGCTCCACATTTGTTCTTTGATTGTAAAAGCAAATGAGCTCTGAGTAATATCGCCGCGCATAATAGAACGCACAACGCTCATATGTGTGGGGTTTTCGTAATCTGGCACCCACGTATACTCAAGATTACCGTCGCCATTTACAAATACTTTGCAAGTGTTTGCTTTTGTGCGGCCCAAAATTAACTCGGCTTCATGGTTGAACAAACAGCGAATGTCGTAATCTTTAGACAGAGCATTGTCAAACGCCCCCGGCAAAATAACCTCCTCAAAATATCCGAGATCCGTAGCGGAATTAATGACAGCAGCAATGCCGCCAATTTCTTTTGGCATGCCTTCGCCGTCTTCTCTGGTGTGAACAGTGCCCGTAAATGTGCGCCTTTCTTGTTTCATTAGATTACTTCTGTGTTATTGGTTCCCTCTGGGTTGTTGTTTTTGTCGGCGGTGCTCATAAGTTGTGCAATCTTAGCGTCCATATAGGCGTTAATCTGACTGCTAGGCATGAGGTTAGATTCAATCAAATACTCATCGCCTCCATTAAATCCGTTTGCATCCTCAAACATGCGGGCCTCATTACGTGAAAGCCAACCGCCGCGAATGCCTTTATTATAATAGTCTGCGCGCTCATTGGCGGAGGCTCTCAACAGCGAATTAAAGTTAAATTTAAAGTAATAAGTCAACTTATCATTTTCTGTTAACAGCTTGCGGGCCATTTCCTGCTCGATGTTAATGGCGTAACTTGCTAAAGTACGGGCGTAAAAATCTTGATATTCTTGCTCAACGCTAGACTTGATGCCATCCTTTGCCCCAATCATTGAAGCGGGCACCCCAAAAATGCGGGCGATTTCCTCAGCCGAAAATTTGCGGGTTTCCAGGTACTGCGCTTCTTCTGGGCTTAGGCTCAACTTTTCCATCTTGATGCCATTGGGTAGCACAGTGCTACGGCTTGCCCCATCAATTACATCGTCGAGCGATTTCTTTAACGGCACTGCCTGCTCGGGTTTAATCTGTGCGTCAGATGTTAACAAAAACTTAAGCACTCCATTTTTGTAGACGCCCGCGCTTTGGCTAATAGCCGCCAAGTCAATGCCTAAAGTTTCGGCGTGCACCACGATGGGCGACAAACCCACCAACGGATCATCTCCACACAAACCCTTAAAATGCAACATGTCGGCCGCTGGGATCATGCCAGGGAAGCCCTTGCGATTTACTTTGTAGAACAGTTGCCCGTCCTGCATGATTGGCTGAACGTAATCGGGTGCAATCGGGTGCAACTCAATGCCCAAATATCTGCTGTCGCGATTAATAAAAGCGTAGGCGTTACCCTTCAGCGCCAAGTGGCTCACCATGTATTTGGTGAAGTCGTATTTTGTTTGGTATGGGTTTGGCTCGTTCACCAATGCCGTAGCATAGTGTACCACAACCTGCTCGCGGTCTGTGCCATCGTCTTTATACAACTTTAAAGATAGCCCTGCAATACCGTCCGCAATAACTCTAACGCACGCGTGCACCGACGCAATAGATAACGCCGTGCGATCATTAACCGCTTGACCGCTTTTTGTTTGATATCCGAAAACATTTTGTAAAGTATTCACTAGCCAATCAGTTGGCTGCGATAAGCTACTGCGCTTCTCCGCTCTTTTTGGCTGCCAGAATTTTAGATTCATCGCCCGCAAATTACAACTGCCCTAAATTACTCACGTTAACAAATTACTTATTGCGCCCCTGAGCCAACCACCTGCTGAGCGCTGCCCTGAATACATCGTAGTTTTTATATCGCCTCACGCCAAACTTGCCTAGGTACTTATCCTCGGTTGCGTTATAGGCATCCTCATAAGTCCGATATTTCGGTAGGTTGTTGTAATATTCCTGCATGTAGTCGTCCAAAAATTTCATAAGCTTACAAACCAAAAATCAGATTCTTTTTCTTTGGCGGCATCCTGCATGCAAGTGCCCAATGCCATAACTATCGAAACAGGCCCATCGACTTTATCGCCAGACTTGGCTTTGTCTATTTTTATATTACCCGCTGGATCTGTGCGCAGCATTATGTTGCCCATCATCCAACGAGTAACAGGATTGCCCGCGTGCCTTAATTGTTTATCCTTTGTGAGTCGCTCCAATTCTTTAGTAGGCGCCGACATAGATACAAAGCCCTGGCCAAAAGGAAACATTTGCAGGCCTTCATTTTGCAACTCAATTACCAACTGTGAAGAGTTGAAACGGTCAAATGCAATATCTTTAATGTCGTACTGCTGCGCCAACTGAATAACCCGCGCCTTAATAAAAGCGTAGTCTGTTACGTTGCCATCTGTTAACTCAATATGCCCATCGGCTGCCCATTGCCTAATCGATTGCCCTGCTGCGTCCTTACGTTTGTAAGCCGTTTCTGCAGGTAGCCAATACCATGAGCGAATTGCGTGATATTCTGGGAAGTATAGGCTAAATGCGCAAAAGTCGCCAGTGCTTGCCAAATCCAAACCACCGTAACACAAAGCGCCCTCTAAATCGTCCACGCCATCGCAAGCCTTCCAATCACTGTCTGAAATCCAAGTCATTGCCGTATCTGTCCAAACGTTTAACAGCTTTGTCTTAAATTCAACTTCTTTGTGCACGAACTCCTTGGCCTCAGTCAATCCCTGTTCCAACTGCCTAGGGTTTACAGAAATACCCCAGTTTGGATTTGCCTTGGCCCATACTGCCGGGTTCGTCCAATCGTCCCCCTCATCCAATGTATAGATCACAGAAAACAAAGCATCGTCTTTTATGTTACCACTTAACACACCTGCGCAATACTGCCGGTGTTTATAACAGGGCGCTTCACGATTAAAGCCCGCTGTCGTGATTGTAAACAGCAACGGCTGACGCCTTGCGCCCATCGAGTTTCTAATTACGTTGTAAAGCTCATCATTTGGATGGGCGTGATATTCATCAATACAACAAAAGTGCGCATTGAGTCCGTCCTGCTTGCCTGGGTTCCATTCCAATGGCTTGTAGATAGATTGCCCGTAAAGTATGCGCCTATTGTTAACTGAGTTGTTAACGGTTAGCGCTTCATTCAACCAGGGCAGATTTTGGCAAACCCTAACAGACTCGCCGAAAACCATCATCGCCTGGTCCAACTTTGTGGCCGCGCTGTAAACCTGCGCCGCTGACTCATCGTCTGCAATAAGACCATAAAGCATAATCGCCGAGGAAAAGGTAGACTTACCATTTTTACGTGGCACCTCTACATAAGCCCGGGTAAACCTGCGGCTACCGTCATCATTCAAAAACCCAAACAGATTCCAAATTATAAAAGCCTGCCATGGCTCCAACTCAAACGGCTTGCCCGCATATTCTCCAGTGCTATGCTCAAGTTGCTCAATAAATTCGATGGCATGCAAAGCGTAGGTATCAGAAAATCCCCAACCCGCTGCACGATCTGCCACGTATCTATCGACGGCATTGCGCACGTGTTCACAAACTGGCACCGCGCCAGATTGTACGTCGCTTATATACTTTTCAACTTTTTGCACTGGCTTTCAAAAATGGCCAAAGATTCCTGCGCTAGTTTTAAGTTGCGATAAACAAACGCCTCATCCCACAAACCAAACTTGCCACACTCGCGGAATCCGCTGCCCTGGTCCATAGTGATCACAAATTGGTGGCCTCGCTCTTCAATCCTGTACTCCCTGCCCTGGTATTCAACATGCGCCGTTTCGAATGCGGCTTTATGCGTTGCTTTGTTAACTGTCTTTTTCATGTTATGCGGTTTTTGGTTTTCTTAACAATTCTAATTTACTCGCTGGCTTTACATTGCCCGTTTCAATCTTTGCCCGGGCGCTCGGCGTGATTCCAAACAACTGCCCCATCTGCGTGGCTTGCTTCAATGCTTTGCTGCGCACATCATACCACGGAGAAACAACACGCTCGCCAAATCTGTTAACAACAACCTCGCCCTCTTTATTATTTATCTCGCAGGCTTTTTTATACAGGCCCAACTCATTGCAGTACCCGGCAACCAGTCCGAGATCTGCGCCAGCCAGTAGGTTGTTATTTTTCAACTCCTTGCAAGTGATATCCCAATACTCAAAGCCCAATTCGTTTAGGTGAGCGGGTGGTTGTGGAACTCCAACACTCAGCTCGACAATCATCGGCTGCTCAAGACTTCGGTCGGCGCGAAAAGTCCCCTCGATTTTTTTTAAATCAACGGGTTTGCGTGGTCTCCCTTTCATATTTACAAATATACGTTAAAATTTGCAAATCTATTTTCGCCCATGTGTGAAGAAAAGAAAGGCCTGCGGTTTTGTGGGTCCTGTCTAAAGATTATTGACCCCATTGGGCTCACCATTCCGTTCCTTGGCGCTCTTACTCGCATGACAGGAATTGCACAACGGTTGCAGGTTTGACTGATCCCAGAACTCACCACCTAATCGCACTGGGTTAATGTGATCCACCATCTGAGCCAATGTAATCAATCCAACAGACTCGCACGCTTTGCACAGTGGCGAAGCTTGCAACACTAAAGCGCGAAGGTTGCGCCAATGCTGGGTATTATAGCGCGGCTCTATGTATGACCCTTTAACGTATTGCCTTGGCTTCTTGCCTCCTTGCTTAGGCTTGTTTATTGTTGGCATGTTAGTAACAGTTTAAAGTCTAGCAATGATCGCACCAAATGATAATCAAAACCACAGTCTCTAACACGCTG